CAGCTTGTGTTGACTAACCCTCAACTGCGTTTAACCTCTACAGTATAGTTTTGAATAAGACTCTTTCATTTCAGAAAGACTGTGAATTATTTCAACAGTACAAAGATATAAACTTTTTTGATTTCTGTCAACTATTTTTTAATTATTTTAAATATTCTTTTAACTCAGTATTACCTTTAGTATAAGCAGGTGTAAATGGACAATGTCTACTAATTAAATTACAGATTTCTATAAATTCATTATGTGATAATTCATGTTTCATTACATTTACAAACTTATAAACCCATTGAACATTTCCGACTATGTAACCTTTAGATGAATCTATTCTATCTAATGATGCGTTTTCTGGTGTTCTAAATTCTGAATTTTTTGGTGAAATTACCAAATTTATATTAGTATAAGGACATTTTCTATCCTGTTTGTTGTATACATCCCACAAATATTCTATTGTAACATCAAAATTTTTTCCTCTTTTCTTAGCTGCCTTTTTATAGTAAGAAAATGTTCTACCATTTATACCTTCATAACCAGACCATTGCCCGTTAGTCGTACCTTTATTAATCCCACGACAACCACAATTATCAACACAACCTTTTTTTACATCGGGTTTTCTTTTAATTGTGTCATTACCACATAATTCACATCTAAATTTCCAATATTCTACTTTATTGTGATGTGAAAATTCTATAGCTGTTAAATTCTTAAACCTTAACCCTGAAATGTTAATACTATTTTTATTCATATAAATCTTTTTAAATAAATATATAGTACCAATAAAAAAGGTGAGGTTGTTGTAAATAAAAATACATCAATCTCCCTTTAATCCTCTAATTTAGATTTGTCTCTTAATTTAGTGGATCCTTTATGGTGAAATGGTTCATATGGGCAAAATAAACAACCCGAACCACAACATTTACCTCTCTTTTTAAGGTAGTGTTCCGTTAGAATTATCTGACCCTTTTCCAAGTAGTAATCTAATCCTTCTTCGAATTTAATCTCTCTTCCTTCCATTATCTCTTCTTTTTAGCCTCTTCAACTTTTTTCTTCTCTTCTTCTAATCTGTTACGACGACGCTCGAGACGATTTTGGTATTTAAGTTCCTTTTCTAATGCCTCACGGAACTCGGTAAGGGTATTAATCATGGTATCTACTTTATGAAGAGCGTTTTGACGGTCTTCTTTAGTGTAATAGTCGATAGCTAAACTAATAGTACGACTACAATCGGCAATACCTAGATGGATATCCACCCATCTGTTACCTTTTTCTACATCATCATCTCTTTCTTTTGTGATAGATGCTACAATGTTGGCCATAGAATGATGACCTGGCAAGTTAAGAAATTCTCTCTTGCTAAAAATTACTTTGTCTTTGTTTTCCATAAATTGACGGTGCTTGAGTTTTAGTTCTCAAGCATACTCGTCAATTTTCTAATTGTGTTTTTCATTTTCATTTCTTTTATTTACCACCCATTATGTATGGTTTCCAATCTTCATGCATTTTGTTCATCTTATTGATGAAGAATAAATAATTTGGTGTGAAGGGTTTGTAACTCAACTTCATATTAGTTTCATCCAACATTCTATCACCTTTAGTTATGTTACAACTCATACAACAAGTTGCCAAGTTATTCCAAGAGTTTGGTCCGCCCTTACTCTTTGGGATAACGTGGTCAAGGGTTAATGCATCCTTGGATCCACAATATAAACATTTATATTCGTCACGTCTATAGATATTGTATCTAGAAAGTGTAACTCTCTTATACGGAAAATAAACAAACTTTGTTAATCTAATTACAGATGGTCTGTCATAAGCCTTCTTATCAGTCATGATGGATTCACCCTTAGTTGTAACAACTTCAGCCTTACCTTTATACACTAACCTAAAAGCTCTTTTAAGAGACATAATGGTCAACGGTGTATAGTCCGCGTTCAAAATCAAAATCATATGTCCTCCTTTATTTTTCATTAGTGACCAAGGTGGGAGTCGAACCCACACACCTTACGGTACCAGCTTCTTAGACTGGCGTGGCTGCCATTACACCACTCGGCCATTTGATGTCTTTCCATCCGTCACGCCTGCTAGCATTTTAGTCCTTATCGGCGTTTAAGAACTTTTTATCTTTAATTCATTTTTCTACCTTTATCCCATCCGTTACAAAGATAGTTATTTAATTCTTCTTTTTTAATTTTTTTATTTTCTTTTCCGTTGGTTACCCAACAAGTTCCAAATTGTGAACTTTTTTCACCAGTTCTTAACTTAGCCTTTTCACTTATTTTTTTCTTACTTTCTTCTTTATGTTTTCTACCTAACCAACTACATGTATCACCCCAAGTTAAACCTTTAAGATTTTTGTAGGTTCTCACACCAACTTCTCTTATTTTATTTTTAAAATCTTCATCATTTTTAAGTTTATCTAAATAAGCCTTCTTACCTGCTAAAGAACATTTTAATTGGTGTTTTTCATCTATAAACCCACCATCACCACCTTCTTTCAGGTTCATCGATGAGGAATCTTTTAATAATTCTTCATTAACTAATTCTTTTTCTCTTTCTTTAAGTGAAATTCTGTCAGATAAAAATTCTAAGATTTCAAATTTAAAATTTTCCTTTCCATATTTGTTTAAAGAACGTCTTAATCTTTTACCAGACCCCAAATAACCATCAGTTAGGTTATTTGTTGAATGCATTCCTACATAATACTTCCCATTTTTAAGATTTGTGGTCTTATAAATGAAATGGTATTCTTTTTCTTTTCTAGCCATAATCGTACTTTAATAATAAATATCATCAAAGTACAAAAACGACCCCAGGTGGAGTGGGTCGGGATTAAACCGACTGGGATAGCGATTCCCTTTCAAATACTTCTAGCCACGACGCTAAAATCCTCACCCCAAATAAACATTAACCCTTTGTACACGCCACAATAGTTTCTCGTAACTATATATACCCCTCGGTGTTATAACGAGCTACACCTACCCCGTATTGTTAATGTTAGAGCCAACACCCAGGATTGAACTGGGGTTTCAGTCTTACCAAGACCGCGTAATAGCCACTATACGATGTCGGCTTTTATTATAAATATTCAGTACCCTCGAGGGGAGTCGAACCCCTAAAATCTCCTGAGTCTAAATCAGGCGCCTTTACCGTTTGACCACGAAGGTTTTTGTTCTCCCATGATTAGGTGTTAAAGAATGACAGTTAGGGCACAATATTTGGAGATTGTCCAAACTGTTGTCAAATCTATCACCATTTACGTGGTGTAGTTCCAATTTTAATTTCTGACCCATCCATTCATTAGTTCCACACATTTCACATTTATTCTCCTTTAACCCATCTTCAATGAGTTTTTTTCTTAACATTGGGGATTTAACTGCGTATTCTTTTTTCGAGTACTCGAGAGCACTTTTTCTTCTAACATCAGTTTTTTTACCCTTTAAACCTTTATTACCTCTATAATCAACACCTATGAGTTTTAGGTATCTTTCTAGTGTTTCAGGTTTACATTTTAATATTTTACATATTTTAGATTTAGATTCATTATCTGAAACCATTTGTAAAATTTCTTCTTTTTTTTCAAAAATATCATGTCTCATATCTATAAATATGGTACACGTAGTATAAATATTACCAGTAGGTAAAATATTTTTGAGACTTGTATGTATACCAGTTCCATCACGAAGGCATTTATTTCACAAATATAGTAATTAAATTATCAATTACCAAATCTTGTACTCCTGACGAGACTCGAACTCGTAAGCCGAAGCGATTGATTTTAAGCCAATTGTGTTTGCCAAATTTCACCACAGGAGCATTTGAGCTAGTGAGAGGAGTTGAACCCCTGTATCTTCTTTACGAAAGAGGTGTAATTGCCGTTATACGACATTAGCTTTTGTAGTCCCAGAAGGAATCGAACCTTCGACAACTTGGATGTCGACCAAGTACTCTACCACTGAGTTATGAGACTATTTGTACCCCTAGATGGAATCGAACCACCTCGTCTTGGATGTAAACCAAGCAGACCACCATTATCTGCTAGGGGCGTTTAGAGGTCCTTCCCAGAATCGAACTGAGTCTATTCCTCATTACAAGTGAGGTGCACCACCATTTGTGCGTAAGGACCATTTGGTACCGTATGTGGGAGTCGAACCCACCGAATCATCCTTATGAGAGATAACTGTACACCAGTACTTACGGCTTGTTTCTTGTGGACTCTCTCGGTTTCGAACCGAACTCTTACCCTCTTCAGGGGTACGCTTTCACCAGATTAGCTTAGAATCCATTATATCTTGTTTTCCCTGGTGGATTCGAACCAAACCGTCATGATGTTCAAAGCATCATATCCTGCCGCTAGACGAAGGGAAATTATATGTTATAAAACAAAAAACCCGAGAAGTTTTTCTTCTCGGGTTCAATCTGTGTTAATATTTTATATGATTAACTTAGACATAGGAACCCGAGATCAGTTTGTGTAAACTGAAATAACACTGTTAGTGTCATCACGAATAATATGTTTGTTAAGTTTTTCATTTGAGTTCTAATTTTTTGTGTTCTTTTAATAAATATAGTACAAAGATAGTAAAAGTTTGTGACTTGTCAAGTATTTTTTTAATTATTTTTTATTAATCTCTATAATGGTAACTTGGGTAGTCTTCGTCACCTCGTTGACCAAATTGTTCGGGAAAATAAATTTTCATTATTATCATAACTTCAGAATCGTTTTCATCGTAATAAACTTCGTTACCGTAAACTTCTATTTTACCAATTAAATCTTCCATTTCATAAAGTGACATTTCACCATATCCAACTTGATGAGCGTCTTCTTGTAGGTCTTGGATATCGTGTTCATCAGCTGTTATATGTGGGAAATTTCCTAAACTCATATTTTCCTTTAGGATTTTCTTAACTAGTCTTTCGACATCGTTCTCTGTTAATCTAATTACTTTTGCCATAATAATATAAATATACAAAAAAAGGTCTGAATAAATCAGACCTTAGTAATTTTGTAAGATATCTTTGTTAAGATTACGCTAAACGTACGTTTACCGCGTTCAATCCTTTTTTACCTTCTTCAATTTCGAATACTACTTCGTCATTTTTACGAATTTCTTCTTTTAATCCTGAGACATGTACGAAGAATTCTTCTTCGGACTCACTCGATTTAATGAATCCAAATCCCTTTGTCTCATTAAAAAACTTTACAGTTCCGTTTTCCATTTTTTGTTGTATTTTAATTTTAATTATACACTAAAGATAGGTTATTCCTGGACGTTGTCAACTGGTTTCTTGATTTCTTCAAGAATTTTCTTATATTCTTTTAAAAGATTTTCATAAGAAGGTAGATCTAACGGTTTTAACCTGTTAAAGTACTTTCCAATTTTAGATTCAGCTGGTGTTACCTCACCACGTTTAATTTGGAACATTAAACTTGCAACTTTTCTCTCTAAGGTGTCAATTTGTTTGTCTGGATTCATATGTTTATATTTTTAATAAAGATAAGGGAAAATTATGAGCAAATCAAAAAATTTTAATATTTATAATGAGATGATACGTATCAAAGATATAATCAAAGAAGAGGTTCTAAGTGAGGGGTTTTTTAAAGACCTAATTAATAAGATATTCTCTTCAAATGATGAGAGTGCTGAAGAAAAAGTACAAAAGATTGAAGATATCACTAAAACCTTAAATAAGTACAATATTAAGTCTGAAGAAATTACTGATTTATTGGATCAGATTTTAACTTCTGAAGGTAGTGAGGATTTAGATTTTGAGTTATTAAAAAGAACTATTAAGAACGTATTACTTAAAAAGGGTGATAAAACTAAGAATGTTACAAAATACTTCAGAAAAATTCTAGGCTCTTTAGGTTCAAGAACTTCTTATGAAGAAAATCTACCAGATGAAGAGTATTATGAACCAGAAGAACAAGAAACATCAATAATACCTAGAAGACAATATAATAAAGAGAAAACAGCTTTACAGATTGAACTTCTTAAAATGCAAGAATGGTTAAAGAAAACTAATAATAGTGTTATTATCTTATTTGAAGGTCGTGATACAGCTGGTAAAGGTTCAACCATTAGAAAATTCACCGAACATTTAAACCCTAGATTCTATAAAGTTGTTACTAAAGACGTTCCAACTAAACAAGAAAGAAAAGATTGGTTTAATCGATATAAAAATGATATTGAACCAGGTAAAATTATCTTTTTTGATAGGTCTTGGTATAATCGAGGTATTGTGGAACCAGTTATGGGGTATTCTTCTTATGAGGAATATGAATCATTTATGGCACAAGTTAAAAATTTCGAAAGGGACTTGGTTAGTCAGGGTAATTTTTTAATTAAATTCTGGTTATCGGTTACTAAAGAGACTCAAGCTAAAAGATTTACCATGAGACAAACATCCCCATTAAATTATTGGAAATACAGTCCCAATGATGCTAAAGCCCAAGAAAAATGGGGTTCATATACCAAATATAAAGAAAGGGTTTTTAAATTAACATCAACTCCTGAGGCACCTTGGGTTGTTATTGATAGTAACGATAAGAGAGTTTCTGGTTTAAATGCAATGAGGTATGTTTTAAATACTGTTCCTTACGAAGGAAAAGATGTTGATACTATTGGTCAAACATATCCTGAAGCCGTAACAAAAATTCGTTAATAAATTCCTGGTCTTACGTAGGGACTTCTACGTTCTCTTCTAGTTCTTCTAGGGTTAAACTTAAATGGTTTGATTTCCATTTTAATCATAGTAGATTCAAAAGTACCGTCTGCATACCAACCGTCTTCGTTAGGTAATACCGTATAATTAGGTAATAAGATATTATTATCGGTTCCACCATAACTATAATCTAAATAATGGAAAAGTCCTGTTGGTGCTGCCAAAGGTTGTACACCTACAATATCCATACCTATTGTTCTTGCCGCAATTCTTCTAATTAAAGGAAATGCTATGTTATCGAAACCAGGGGGTGGATTACCACCTAAAACTGGTGGATCATTATCAATAGGTCTATGACCATGACCGTGTTGGATTAAAACGTTATTAGTAAGATACCCAAATCTATTAACAGCATCAGTAAAGGTGTTTTGATTGTAAAATCTTTCATTATCATGTAAATCTCGAATAATTTGGTTGTCAATCTCGTTTCGTATTTCTTCACTTAATATAGCTGTTAATTCAGCTTCAGCATCGATATTTTGGTAAGCTTGTATATCCTGTGCAAGTTCAGGAGTCCAAGTAGCTCTGAGACGACGCGTACCAGTGGTAACATTAACCGAAGAAAATCTTAGATTTAATACGTCTTTATTTCTTGGTTCCTGGAATGAAAACCCAGGTAAACGTTTTTTTATCATACAAAACTTCTATTAACATTCGGTAATTGAACTCCGTTATAGACTTCATTAACCGTTATTCTACCATAAAAGTCTGAATTAACTACTTTGGTAGCATATCTAGATGCTAAACCTCTTCTTGGTTCGAATTCACCTTCAAGTACCATCGGTATATATGGAGCATAAATGTAACCAGCCTCGAATGTTTGTGAACCTCTATAACCAATTATATCACCACCCAATCCATGTATGATAGTATATTTTGACGGTTCACCACTTACGAAGTCATGTCTCCTAATAGATTTATGTATGATATCCATATTAAATAAATATTACCCACAAATGATCGTGACGTAACATTTATAGATAAATCAAGAATTTAAAAAAGTAAAACCTCAATATTTATTAATAAAGAAGTTTTATGGCAGAATTAACAATGAAAATACCCGTTTTTGAAGAACCTTTAAGAGCGAACAGATGGATTCTAAACATCGGAAAAGTACCAAATTATTTAGTTAGAAATGTAAGTTTAGAATCTTTCATGGAAAAGAAAGACAAAAAAAGAGACCAAATTTACACAAAACTAACCTTCTCAATCTCCAACACAGTTAATCATGTTGTAATCCCAGATGATGTTGTTTTATTAAGAAAAATCAAATTAGACTTCTTGGATCCAACAGGTGTGGTAATCAACGGTTACGATATGAATGTTGTGTTTGAAAAAATGAGTCTAAAGTGTGATTATTCTGACAGTGGTTTATTAACACATGAATTCGTTTTTTGGGTTAAAAACATGGAACAAATACGTAACAATGTTGATGAAAAGTCAGAAAAAGAAATTGTAGATAATTACAAAAAGAAAAAGGAGAATTAATTCTCCTTTTTTATTTATAAGCAATACTTTTAACTTCTTCGTACCTAATTCCTTTTGGTAAATTTAGAAACTCACAATTTTCAACTGTGGTTTCAATTTCACGACCATTTTTTAATTCAATTTTTACATTTTGATATCCCTGACCATGTTCGGGTAAGTCAATCAAAAATTCGGTTACATTAACTGGTAATTTTACTTTCATATTAACACAAATATATAAAATAAATATGGGGAAACAAATGGTATATTTACATTTGTGCTAGAATTTGATATGGGTTAATCTCAACAGTGTTTGGCTTATTAACTAACTCTTCATAAAGTTCTCTTTGGGTACCTCCAGGGTCATGTGTCCATACACCAATACCACTTCTTTCTTCCCAATTATTTCTTGGTGGGTGTATGCATATGATAGAAGCCTTTCTTTTGATACTATCAAAATCTTCTCGTTCCATAAAAGTGTTAGATAACCATTTTTTTTGACTTTCTATAAAATTAAATATTTTTTCAATAGACTCTGATGGTAAATCTTCAACCCATATTATATAATTTTTAGATCTATCTAAATCCTTCAACCCCTCAATTTGACTCAAATCGACATTAGAAACAGAACTAACCAAATCTTTTGCCCATTCAAAATCATCTTCCGATTCCTTTAATATTTTACGAATTAAATCTTTCACAATTATAAATATCTATAAAACAAAATGGGGAACTTAAGTTCCCCATTGATTATTAAGGTAGTAATTTAAAACCGATGGTTTTATAATACTTTCTTAAAGACTCATTTTCAGCTAATTCTGAATAACCTTCAGCTTTTTTATAAGCTTCAAATTGATTTAGAGCTGAAACATAAAATTGTAGACCTTCACCACTCGTAAGTGTGATTTCTACCAACCATAATTTTAATGGTTGCTTTTCTTCTTGTTTTTTGGTTTTATCCATTTTCATAATGTACAACAGTACATTATGGGGAGTCTTTATTCTTCATAGTTTTTAAAAAATAAAATGGGGGCTATTAAACCCCCATTATTTAGGACTGAATGGTTTCTTCAACCTTTGGTGTTTCAACCACCTTAGCTTCGATACCATCCCACGCGGAGATAATTTCGTTAGCGTAAAGGGCTTCCTTACCTGTCCACCCACCGAGAACTGCTCCTCTGTAAAGGTTTTCAGGAACAACTGAGTTGTTATACCCAGCTACTTGGACTGTGAAGATGTTAACCTTTGGGTTAACCTTCTTACGGTATTCTTGTACCATTTTAAGTACATCGACATGACTTCCTCTACCTTCGTAAACGTCACCACTACCGATATTTCTACCGTACAATCCACCGTGACCTGCTTGCATATCACTGTAGATGAAGATGGTATCATAATGTGTCTTTGTATCAATTGCTTGACGTAAGAACACCCAAATACCATGTTCGGTACCACCACCTTGGTTTCTACCTCTTTCAGAAGTTTCCTTCAATTGAGATAGAATACCATCTCTCTTAGACACAGGCTTTAAGCTTAAGTTGTCACCGAATACACCAACATAACCTTCGTCAGAAGCTAATGCGGTAATTATAGAAGACAAGTTAGCGATTTCAGCTATGTGTGTCGTTCCGTACTCAGAGTTCATAGAACCCCAAGAAGAACCAGAGTTGTCAGATAGACAAGCTACCTTACCCTTTAACTTAGGGAAGTTATCGACAGAGATGTCAAGACAGTCTTGTAGACTATCAAGAATCAATCCCTTGTGGTTAACAGTGGTCTTGTCGATTTCCTTATAAGCCGTGTAGTAACGGAATGGGAATTGCTTACCATAAAGTACCCCAGCCTTAAGGTCGGCTAAAACCTTCTTAGCGATTTCAACATCGTTGATTTCGGTAAAGATGTTCCTTAAGTTTCTCAAAAGAGCCATGTGTGGAACCTTAATCGTGTTAAGGATTTCCTTCCATGTCTTACCTTGAGACTTAAGGCTTTCCCAAGTTTGTTCGGTTTCACCAACCTTAATATCACCAGTCTTCATTAATTCGTCAATGACTTCAGAATGAGCATGAGAGATACGAACAAGGTCGATTAAACTCTTAGACTTGTACTTGTTAATTTGGTACCTGTTGAAGGTAGCTAATTTTTCAGCCCAAGTTCTCTTAATAATGGATGGTAATCCATTCTTAGAACCCTTCAAGAACATGAAGTAATCAAATTGGTTTGTAATGTCGTCAGGACGACCAACAATATCCAATCCATATTGCCTCATTAAACCTGGGTTTGCCTCATTAAACTCAATCCTTTTTGGGTGTTGAGACGCTCTAATGAAGATAACCGCTGGGTTAAGTCTCATAAATAAATCGTGACGTAATGTCTTCGCGAACTCAAGGGTTGCCTTGAAATCGTAGTCCAATGCGGCATCGATTGTCTTTGTGAAGACATCAGTAGTTGTTTCACTTGGATCCGTATAGGTACCAAGAATATCGGTCTTCTTTATTGTAGATAAGTTAGAAGGCTTATCGTGAGAACCTCTGTAATAAGATGGTTCACCGAAAATAGATGAAGCTGCCACGATACGTAATGTATCAAGTGGATTCAACGTATAAGATGTTCCCCCATCAAAGTTTTGTACTGCTTTGTCTTGAAATGCCTTGTGGTCTGCTGACGCTTTTGCTGAATGTTTTGTAAACTTGCTCATAATTTTCTCCTTTTCTTTTGTTTGTTAATAATTTGTTATAATAAAAAAGTCCCTACAATTTCTCGTAAGGACTCGCAAGGTCTCACAATTTCAATATAAATCGAAATGTGGACAATTTTGGTCCTACTGAGTATTAATGACTAAAGTGTTTTTCTGTTTTTCTTTCAGTATAATGATGTAACTTTGGTCTCCGCTTCAATAGAAGTATTTTAAATATATTTTGTTGATTTATAACTTATTTGAGAATATCTCAGAATAATGGTTGCCCTCTATCGGTGGCGAACCGTGTAATTTTAGAGTTCACAAACTCGAAATTTTTTAGAGACTATTTCAAAACTCTCTCCTGTTGATTAGGTCGTACAATGAGAAGTAACACCTTTGTTAAACATTTTTTTCCTTACGGTTTTTTACAGTTTAACGTTTCTGTCTAAGTTTAGATGTAATCACCCCAACCGCGTCAAATAAATAATAAATCAGTGTATTCAAGAACGTTTGTTAACTATATGTATAAAAACATACTCTGTCAACAGCTTATTTTGTTTTTTCTTTAAGAATTGTAATTTCTTTTTCAATTCTTGCTTTATCCTTTGGGTTTAAAGCAATGGTACCAGTACCACGTTTACCTGTTTTAGTTCCAACTTCAAGTTGAACTTCTAATCTGCTTAATACACTTTTTCTACGACCTATTGCGTTTTTCATATCTTAATTTAAAATTTTTAGTAGCCCCAGAGGGAATCGAACCCCCATTAAATCTTTAGAAGAGATTTGTCCTATCCATTAAACGATGGAGCCATTTTTTACTTACAAGTTCAATTATATGAATAATATAATTATAAATCAAGTTCTTTTTAGAACCCCAGGAAGGACTCGAACCCTCATTGATCCAATTACTCTTCAACTGTTTAGAAAACAGGGGAGGTACAGGGGCTTATGGTATTCCCGACGAGAATCGAACTCGCATCTACACCTTGAAAGGGTATCATCCTAAACCATTAGACGACAGGAACATTTGTAGTCTCGACGGGAATCCAACCCATATTCTTAGTTTAGGAAACTAATGTTCTTTGCGTTGAACTACGAGACCGCAATTATTTTACTTTGATGAATTCTTCAGAATCAATTGCTTTTAAAACCCATCTGTTTAACTCTGAACCTCTCATTTCGTTGTAGAAAGAAGTAGTTCCAAGGTCGGCAGATAAAACAACCGTTTCAGTTTCATACATCGACAATCCACTTTCATCATCATTGAATGTCGGACCTTCTTCCACTGTTGGAATCGGGAATTGATAGGTACCACTTACTAACTCTACAGTGTAGTATAAGTTACCCTTTAAGTAATGACTAAACTTAGCCATAACCCTACTTTTAATTAACTCTTTTGTTATTTCATTCTTATTCATTTCATTAAATTTAGTACTCCCGAGCGGTATCGATCCGCCTTCTACACCGTGAAAGGGTGTCGTCCTAGCCAGTAGACGACGGGAGCGTATTATTTATTTCATTATATATTTCATCAATATTTTTACCTTCTTTATGGAAATTTATAATAATTTCTATTTCTTTTTTTGTTGTGAAAATCCTCCTATTTTTTAAATTTTCTTCAATACTTACCAATCTTAAATTGTTGACACTATTATTAGTTTTATCCCTATTAATATGGTCTACATGACTTTTTGGGTCACCTATTAAAAAAGTTTTAGCTATTAATCTATGTGTTTTAAACGTAGTACTTTGTGCATTAATTTGTATATCCACAATGTAATAACCAGTTCTTTTATCAATCCTTTGTTTTAATATTCTACCAGTTTTAATATTTTTTATTTCACCACTAGATGAAGCCTCATAATTTGTTTCTCCTATTCTTTTCCAAATTTCCATAACCTTTTTATTTATAAATAGGTTATAAAAACAAAAAATCCGACCACATGGTGGTCGGATTCAAATATTATCTTAGTAATTATTAGACAATAGTTAGACACCCAACCGTTCGGTTAGTTTCCTCTCTTCTCTCTATTCTAATTACTGTGTTCATTTTCTTAATTGTTGTATTTGTTAATAAATATAGTACAAAGGTAATAAAAATTCTTTACTTGTCAAGTTTTTATTTATAATACCTTTCTCATAATCTATCTAAAATTGATTCAATAAAGTACTTATCTACTTTATCGTCATCAGGATCTTCATCATATCTTGGTGACCATAAGTCCTCATTTAATTCTTGATAGAAGTCTATGAAATAACTCCAATTTTCTATTTGGTGACATTCACTACAATATTCCTCGTATTCTTCTTCAGACTGATCCTTAGGTCTATGACAACCATCCCAACATATATCAAATTGTCTACCAACTAAAGTCCAAAACAGTTCTGTTACGTCAAACTCTACTCTTCCACCGTCCCATTTACCTTCACCAAACTCTTCGGTGATAGGTCTCATAACTGATTTATAATAAGCGTCACCGTAAGCCCAAATAGTTTCAAGTTTTAAATCCTCAAATTCATCGTTACTATTTATTAAATCCCCTAATTCATCTAAATGTGTTGTTAACCAAGTAAAATATTCAGCATCTAAAACTCGACTTCTTTGGTTACCCATTTTATCTTCTATATGAATTACATTTTGTTTTTTTGGTAATTC